GTCTTGTTCTTTGTTCGAACTTAAAACCTAATAATTCTAATCCTTGTGAGTATGATCTTTCCCATTCTCTTCTTGACTCTTTGTAATCTGTATAGTTGGCAAACAATTCAGAACCTACTGGATCTAAAATAGAATCTGGCAACAAGTCTGCAAGATTCATGTAGTGGTTGTCGCTAGAATCTGGCGCCACTGCACCTGGTTCGAAATCAATCTCTACTGAACCATCTTCGTTTTCAGTAATCTCTGTTCCTTCATGAGAAGGAACTGTTTCTTGTACTGCTGTTTGAACTTCTGTTAATTCGTCTTCAGACGGTAGTGTTATATTACGTCTTACGTTAGGTAAGCCCTTATCGATTTCTGCCATTTGTTTTCTCCAAAATTATAGGTTTATCCTGTTTTTTATCTTTAATCAAGCCTCTAGGGTCTGGNCCNTTTACAGGTGGGATTGCTTTCCATTTAACATGTTTCATGTTTTTGGTTAATGTGGGNTTTTTCATTTCCATCGGTTGAATATGTATTGATCCACACCCGTTAGGTTTTTAGTAGGAACCTCGGTTCCGAAGACATTATCTGTTTCTTTAATTTCTAATTTTTCTTTTTCAACGTCTTTAGGGTGAGTTACTTGATAATTTTCCCCTAATTTCTCTTTTAAAAAAGTATCTCTAGCCATTGCTACCTCATTTCGTGATGCAGGCATATCTGTATAATCCACCATCGTCATATTCCAACCAATAGTGTTATCAAATTCTCTTTCAGCTCTTCTTCTTAATTTAACATTTTCAGGAATAGCATCTGCAGTTCTTGTCTTATAATCTCGTGCAAAAGTAAATTCGTCCCATGGTAATACGTTTGGATCATATTCTGGTTTTGTTGGTAAGTATTCAAAAGGGCCAGCTTTTTTTCCTTTCCCGGTTAATTTATCTTTTACCCATTTTGTACCACCTGCTATCATTCCAGGTAGATTAACAACATCTTCTCCAAATTTACCAACTGTATAGGCCGCTGCCTGCTTTCCAGAAAGTCCTTCATCAATAGCCTCAGAAAAATTAATTGCAGCAAAAACTGGTTCAGCTGCCCAACCAACAGGACCCAGTACTTTTAAAACTTTTCCTAAAACTCGTCCCACAGCTTGTGCTGGAACTTTTAAATCTTGAGCGATCATTCTCGTAATGTCATCAACAGGGATTCCTGAGTTGACTTTGTTCATAAGATTTATTTTTACTTTGGGATTTTTCTCTAAATGATTTTTAAGTTGATCTTTAATTTTGTTAAGAGCTTTTTCTTCACTTAATGCAATTTCTTTTACAATAGGTTGATCACTAATATTCTTAAATGTTTTTGCGTAACCGGATTTAATTCCTTCATCACGAATGTGAAAATTTAATTTAGCTAATTCATTCAATCTTTTTTTGGATATTACTTGTGAGTAAGGGTCTTTTCCTAATTTAAATGTTGGAAGAATATCTCTAATAGCCTTAGTTTTAAATTTATCATCTAATCTCTTATACCAAGCGTTTCTCCAGCTCTCCCAATCTGTAATAAGTTGCTTTGCATTCTTTGTCCAACCAGGTTTTTTATCTTTTATAATTTTTTGTAATTTCTTTTCATGAGCTCCATATTCTTTAATCATACTTGCATGAGCTTGACTATTAAAGTTTGAATCCATAAAATTTATAAACTGACTAGAACTAAAAGTTTTATTTTTATATGCTGAAGTTAATCCAGTTATTTCATTCAAATCTAAATTTAATGCTTTAGTGTTAATACCAGCCTTATTCAACGCTAGTTTTGCATCCTCTAAAAATCCACGATAACTTTTGGTAAAATATCCCTCACCTATCGCATCTTTAATTGTTGTATATTTTAAATGTTTATAAGCATCTGCATATGGGTCTCCCCATTGTGCTTTTTCTAATCCTGCAAATATTTTATTTGCAGAAATTTTATTAAGTCTAAGGCCGTGATCAAAATCTCTAAAAGTCACTCCTTCCATTGCTTGGGCAATTCTTAATAATGCATTTGCTCTTTGAGCATTAGTTAAACCTTTAACGTCCTTTAATGCTTCAACCAAACCTTTATAATCGCCTATCTTAAATAAATCGGCTATTTTTTGATTCTTTAATATTTTAGTCATGTTAGCCCTAGTTTCTGGTCTAACGTATGGAGACTCTAAATATACTTTAACCTTTTTAGCTAATATAGGGCTATCTTTAACATACCATACTTTCTGAACTGTTTTTTTACCATCACCTAAATCTTTTAAAACTTCAAAGGATTTGGGTTGTAATGTTTCTGTTAAAAAGTTTTTAGTTAATAAATTTTTTCTACCTTTTTCTAGGTCTCCAGACCCAAGAGTTTTCTTTAGAGCGTTACCAATAAAGCTACTTTCTGCTTTTAGACCTGATTTTTCATAAATAGGAAAATTGTATTTTTTAGAAAATTCTTTAGTAGTAATATAATTTTTAGGTGGCGTAGGCTTATTTAATTGATTGTAATATGAATCTAATAGATCTGCTTTTTTTCCTCCTAGATCATGCCACTCTTTTTTGTAAAATCTAGACTGAGGATTATTTTTATGAGTTTTGTTAAACCATCGTTTTTGTTCTGTAGTTAAGTCTAAAGTTCGTTTACCTTCATGAATAGTGTATATTCTGTTTTGTTTTAATTTTTCTGCTTCGGTATAATCTCCCCTATACCCTGGTCTCAATCCATCACCCGATGGTGTTACTAACTGACGAATCCTTCCCCCTTCAGCTTTATCTACCGCCTGAATTGTTTTAACTATGTTGTCATCTTGAAGATACTCTTCAAACGACATCTGGTCTTCGTAATTTACTTTCCAATCAGCCCAGGTTCCACCATGTTTAAACGGAACTCTATCTCCAAGTCCCCAGGCTCTTCGGTAGTAATCTTTGATGTCTGTACTATAAGCCATTATTTCTTTCTAAAGTGATTTGCGATTCCGCCTTTGGCGAATGTTTTAGACCATTTAAAATAAGCTTCTGGTTCTTCAGAATCTACGTCATATTTTACGTGACCACCGAAACCCTCTCCTTCTTCATTATAACCAATACCAATTTTTCTAGATTTACCGCCGCCTTCGCCTAAAGCAATTTCATCACCTTTGTATTCAATTTTCTCTCGACCTTTACCATAAGCAAGGTCTCCTAAAAGACTAATTTTTTCGTCTATTGGAATATCTAGACTCATGACAAAATTTATAAATTCTTTGTCAGAAGTTATACCTTCTGGGGCACCGTGAATTTGTTGGGCGCCTGTTTTACTAAAAGTTGGAATTAGGTTACCATGTTCATCATATTGGGGTATGATGTTAAACCAACTTTTTTCAGTTGTATCACCTCCATTGTCAAATCCTGCTCTGCCACCTGTTGCTAGTTTATCTTTACCACCTTTAATAACTTTAGGTGTCCAGCCTTTAAAAGCCTCAGTTGCTTGTTCCTTGACGCTTGTTGCTGGTCTCTGGACTCCAGTAACTGGCGACTGGGATTTAATCGGCATTTTTGGTGTTTTTGCCTTTAAAAGGTCTTTTATATTGGCTTGAAACAGGTTTTTTTGGCTTTCAGTCGCGTTTTTTAGCGTTCTTGCGTGAATTTTGATTTCTTCAAGGATTTTAGTCGGAATTTTTTGATTTTTTTCAACAAATTGGAGTAATTTTGGATTTATTCGCGTATTAAACAGGCTTTTTCCCATTTTCACAACATCTCCACCCAAACCAATAACATCTTTTGGCTTAATTCCTAATCTACCGAGTATTTTGAAAACTTCGAACAATCCTTTGACGTACATATCTAATAGTACTCCTTAAAATCCATTGGTTTTGGAGAATCCTTGTAGTCTTCTGGGTGACCTACGAGTCCTCCTTGTCTAAATCTCATAACGGCTTGTGTTGTACTATCCACTAAGTCATCATGTTCGCCAAAGGGAAATGCTGCGCACTCCTCCATGACTTCTTGTGCAAATTGCAGATGGGTCGGAGCCCAAATCTGTCCAGCTTCAAACATCGGCGAAACTGCATTAACTCTACTATGCTTATCATTTCCTCGGCTAGGTGTAAACGAAATAACAGGGATCCCCATATTTCTCAATTCGTATGTGAGAGGAAGTCCAGCAGCTTTAGCTTCAACTAAAACTATCTCAGGCTCCCAATATTTATAAAGTTTGAGTGCCTCTCTTCTTAAATCAGGGAACTCGTATCTATCTTTAACTGCATCGAGCAAAATTAAATTAGGTTTGGAATCTTCGTTTTCACGGAAAACACCCCAGGTGGTTATAGCACTAAAGTCAGCAGTCTCTTTTTTAAGATAAGCTGTATCGTAAGATTGTATAATATAATCACAATGTGGAATGCCTCTAGATTCTGGCCACTTGCGCCACCATTCTCGTTTAATCAAAGCTCCTTCTTCAGAAGTTGGATTCTGCATATACTGAGCATTCCATTTAGGAAGTGCAACAGAAGCTTTAACTGATAGGAGTTGTTCAATGTCCCAATATTCCGGCCACACAGGTTTACCTGATGGCATGATAGCAGGAAACTCCACAACTTCCCACTGATCGGCTTTAGGTTCTGTCTGAGCTTTTTGTAATAGTCCAGTTAGGTCCCCTTTATTCCAACGAGTCATAACCAGGACAATTCTTCCGCCCGGTTGAAGTCTTTGTCTGGGTCCAGCTGTGTACCATTCATAAGCTCGATCTAATGCTTTCTTGGACATAGCATCTTGCTCAGAGTGTGGGTCATCTATAATTAATAGATCCGCACCCCTTCCGGTTACAGCTCCTTCAACACCAACTGCGAAATACTCGCCACCTTGTTCTGTTTCCCAGCGACCAGCGGCTTTACTGTCTTCCATAAGTCTTGTTGGGAAAACTTCTTTATACTCTTCAGTATCCATTAAGTGTTTGGCCTTACGACCAAACCTCACGGCAAGTTCAGCTGTGTGGGTTGCTTGAATAATTTTTAATTTAGGATCACTTCCAATCATCCATGCAGGAAGTAGAAAAGATGCAAACTCAGATTTTGTATGCCTTGGTGGCATGTTAATAATGAGTCTCTTAATCTCTCCAGTTTTTAATTTATTAAATTTTTCTGCAACAATTTTATGATGGTACCCCTCTATAAACTCAGGCCACATATGTTTTACAAAAGTTAAAAAATCAGTGTTGATTTTTTTATGTTTCTGTTTTCTGTCCAATTGGACCAGGTACCGCTTTAACTGGCGTCTGGTATCAGGGGGAAGGTTATCTAAATTTTTTTTTAAA